ACCGTTAAGAGTTTAAGCATCAAGACCTCCTAAAAAGTTAAACTTTAATTCCGACAAAGTGCATATGAAGTCCGCGAGAAACGCGGCTGCCAGTCGCCATAGCCAGCAGTTTGTCAAACTCTCGGACAGCCGCACGCTTTGCTGAAACACTTCGGAATCCACCTTTCCCATTGCCGCGATCAAACATCAAATGCGCTATAAGCGTTTTTTCTGTCGCTTCTTCCCGCAGTACCTTTGCTGCTACAAGCCCTTCGATCATTTCGTTAAGGCCGTTTTCGTAAGCTGTGAATGTGATTGACATTTCTATTTCTCCTTCTTCGTTGTCCATGACCAAACACTAGACCTTATCCTCCATGCTGTCAACGCCTTTTTTTGCTTTGTGCAAAATTATTTCATCTAAAAATCACCCTTGCACAAGCCGCGAAAAGTGCTAATCTAACCGTGGCCGCTGGGAAGTCATGAGCCCCGCAAGCCCCGTTTCTCGAAATGTTGGGGGGCGGCTACATAACCCATGGAGAAGGGAATGAAATAATGAAGCAACAATCGCCTTCAACCTATTCAAATTTACTTAAAGACCCAAGATGGCAGAAGAAGCGTCTTGAGGTAATGCAGAGAGATAATTTTTCATGCACACAATGTGAAGATAAAACTAAAACATTAAATGTTCATCATATTCATTACATACGAGGAAACAATCCTTGGGAATACCCATTATCAGGATTGATAACGTTATGCGAGAACTGCCATTCAAGCAGAAGAAATAACATTGGTGATGATCTTTTATTAGAGATGTTTAACTGCGGTGCAGATGATAATTTCATTGATAATTTAATGATTGGTTTCCACAATTTTTCAAAAACAAAACCAGATATTGAAGATATATCATACATCGATTCAGTTATATGTCGTTTCCTAGAAGACAGTAACTTTAGAGAAATTGTTACAAAGTTTTATTTTGAATATCTTGATAGAATGGATGAAAAATGATGTCTGGTTATACGCTATCATATAGGGACAAATGGAATCACCCAGTATTCAAGAATTTCCACGAGGCGGCTGTTTGGGCTTGGCTTTGTGACATGGCTGTGTGGCAAGAAACGCGCGTCAATTACTGCGGGCAGATGGTTACCTTGCAGCGCGGTCAAATGATAACCAGCCGTTCATATATAGCAAAAGGCTTCGAAATGGGAGAGCAGAAGATACGCACTCTCTTAGCTCGACTTGAAAAAGATGGGATGATTAACCAGCTATCAACCAGCCACGGCACTATCATAACTATTTGTAATTACGGAAAATATCAGGACTTGCAACCAGCCGATAACCAGCCACTTAACCAGCCGATAACCAGCCCCCAACCAGCCGCTAACCATAATAAGAAAGAATATAAACAAGATAAACAAGTTAAAGAAAGAAAGAAGAATATATATACGGCTGAGTTTGAGGAGTTTTGGAAGTTATACCCTAAGCCTGACGACAAATCAGGGACGTTCAAAAAATACAAAATCGCAATAACGGAGACAGACCATGAGACAATCATCGACGGAGTTAAGAGATACATCGCCGCGAAACCTTGGGGAAGTGATCTGCAATACTGTCGGCAATCTACAACTTGGCTTGCAAAACGAAGCTGGGAGACAAGCTATTCAAACAACCAGCCAAGAGGTGACTCAAGAGCCTATACAACTGGCCAATCGAGCTATGAACGCGGCATCTTGGCTTCTCTCAAATCCGCAAAAGATTATGAGGATGAATTCTAACTACGGAATGGTCTTTAACGAAAAAACTCAGGCTGATGAATGGGTACCAATCGCGCCTGTTCTATCATTTTCCAATGAGTTAATATCTGGCCAGATCAAAGATCGTTTGCCTAGCTTGTTGCGTCTAGCATCTCAAACCGAGGTAATATTTCATCTAAACCGTCTCATGCTGCATCGTCGTAAAGCAAGCCTTGGTGAAGCCACAATCCCCATGTTTATCTCTGATCTAGCTGGCGATCTTAGGCGTATGCAAATCACGTCTTTAGGCGCAGCTTTGCTTGTAGACCATCTGCGCACAAGCCCTAGAAACGAGTGGTTCCCGTCTTGGCCTGAAATTGAATCAGCTGCAACAGCCATTGAGCGCGGGATATCAAAACTAAGAAACGATCTTGAAAACAATCCAAAAGTTACGTCAGAAAACAAAAAAACTGAACAAATACAAAAACAAGATGAACCTGAAATGCCAGAATACACCATGAGCCAAGAATGTCTTGCAGCATGGCTTTCGATCTCAAAAGAACGAAGCTTGACCGACGAAGAGCTAGAATCTTGGAAGCGAGGAGAAATGCCTGATGTAACAGAAACCTTGACAAACATTAACCATTAACGCAAACTGCAACAGGAGATCAAACATGACACAAGCCAATCTCATCGCCGCTCAAATGTCCCGCCGCCTAGACGCTTACTACCGCGTCGTCGCAGCTAAACGCGCATATAAACTAGCTGACCGTGGCACTCGCACAGGGCACTGGAACGCTCTCAAACAGGCAAAGACGCAGCACGTTGCTCTCGGTGAGCCTGTGCCTCAAATCCGCTTTGTCGATATGGTGGCGTAACATGTCCAATCAACCCCTCAAAATAGATTACACGCCAATTTCTGAGCTTATACCGTATGCCCGCAACAGCAGAACCCACAATGATGCACAAGTGGCTCAGATCGCCGCCAGCATGGAAGGTCATGACTGGCGCTTTTGTGTCGAGAACGACTGCTATGTGGCGACCTCAACCGGACTGATTTACCGCGTATGCAGGCGGCAGCGCAGCAGGGCTGGAAGGCTAATTGAGAAATACGAAACTATACTGATGAGAGGCTCTTCCGATAAGGACGGTTATATGATTTACAAAATCCCACTTAATGGCGAAAGAAAAAAACTAAAGGGCCATCGTCTTGTCTTGTCGGCATTTAAAGGTTCGTCCAAACTGGAGTGCAACCACAAGGACGGAGACAAGAAAAACAATTCTATTGGTAACCTTGAGTGGGTTACGAGCGCCGCCAACCAAGCTCACGCGATAGCAACTGGACTCAAAAACCCATACAAGCCAAACACAAAGGTCGCCAAAATTATGCGCAGCGACTATGTGGCGATTTATATCCTGCACAAGCACTTGGGTATAAAAAGGGCTGCTCTTGCACAGGCAAACAGAGTTAGTAGGCAAACGATTGATAACGTAATCAATAAAGTTGAGGTGGCGTGTCATGTCTAAACTAGAGATAAAATATCTGCCCCCCGATAAAATCGTTAAATATATAAACAACTCGCGCACCCACTCGAAAGAGCAAATTGACCAGCTTAAAGCGTCAATTAAAGAGTTTGGTATGTGTACGCCAATTGGCCTCCACAACGGTGTTATCCTGTACGGACACGCTCGCTATGACGCTCTTTGCCAATTGGGTTTTACTGAGATTCCAACTGTGGACTTGTCGCATTTAACTGATACTCAAAAGCGCGCATACGTTATCGCTGACAACAAGTTGGCGCTTAACGCTGGCTGGGATGAGGAAGCACTTTTGCTCGAATTGCACGAATTGTCGGAGGCAAATTTTAACTTAACGCTAACGGGCTTTGACTCCAAAGAACTCACCAAATTATTCCCCAACGATTTTGCAGAATCATTCAACGAAAAAGTGCCAGAAGATAATAATTTCACCGTTTTGATTGAATGCGGCGACGAGAAAACGCAGCAGGAAATTTATGCAATTGCCAATGAAAGAGGGCTGGAATGCAAAATTATGAATTAACCCTAAAGGCAGAAGTTTCCAGCAGCTTCCACGCTCAAAAAGCTCGAGGCAGTGTTGACCTGTCCGACGATTCAAAAACTTGGCACAAAATTAAAATTGCATCGGTCGATATGGACACGCCTTGGAATATTGGCGTGATTGTTGGCGCATCTGGTTCCGGCAAAACAACTTTGGCTAAACATATTTTTGGCGAATTTGATTTTTATAAACCGGACGGCGCAAAAGCCGTAATAGATCAATTTCCTGAAAGCATGACCTATGATGACCGAGCAAATCAGCTCAACGCCATTGGCCTGTCTCAGGTGCCATGCTGGATTAAGCCCGTGGGCATTCTATCAAATGGCCAGCAAGAACGCGCCAAGGTCGCCCTCGCGTTGGCAAACGATAAAGCATTCGTGTTCGATGAATGGACAAGCGTTGTGGATCGTAACGTCGCCGCAGCCATGTCGCACACCGTTCAGAAATTCGCTCGCCGCAACAGCAAAAAGATTGTGCTTATATCCTGCCATTATGACGTTCTTGACTGGCTCGATCCAGATTGGGTCATTGACTGCAACGAACAAAAATACATTGATCGTAGAAATGAAGTCGGTGGCGAACGCAAAAAAAAAATGTGCTTCGACATTAGAGAAATCGACGGGTCGTCTTGGAAACGCTTTAGTAAATATCATTATCTAAGCGACAACGTGCCCGGCGGGTTTACCTTTTTTTATGGCCTATTTCTGGGTGATAAGCAAATTGGCTTTCAGTGCTTTGCTGAATACACACCATGGGGTGACAAAAGCAAAAAGAGGATTCTTCATTTCAATAGAACGGTAATTCATCCCGACTATGTTGGTTTTGGTCTTGGTATGAAGCTCATAAACGAAACTAGCAAAATCATGCTAAAAAAAGGTTATAGAGTCATGGGAAAGTTTTCTTCAATTCCCGTTTTTAAGGCAATGTCGAAGGATAAAAGCTGGGTTCTTAAAAATGAATCTTTTTTCACCCCATCAGGTAGTGGTAACATGATTAGGAAAACAAGCTTTAGAAACAAGGTAAAAACGTGGAGCTTCGAATATGTCGGATGAAGACAACACTCAAATTCTGATTGAAGATAAACGAAAGACTCGTGAACGAGATGAAGCTGGGCATTTCAAGGAATTTGTGCCTACAGAAGAACAACGCGCGCTCGTCAAGGGTTTTGCTGCAGTTGGTTTGCCGCAAGCTCAAATTGCAACTTATCTTGATATTGACAAAGTCACCCTGCTTAAATATTTCCGCAGCGAACTTGACAAGGGGATGATTGAAGCCAATACGCAAATCGGAAAAATACTTTACCAAAAAGCATTAGGCGGAAATATCGCGGCGGCTATCTTTTGGGCAAAAGCAAGAATGGGGTGGTCTGAAAAAATTGTTCACGCTAACGACCCAGATAACCCAATGACATTAAGTGATGATTATTTGCGTGCCGAGCTGGCCGCACTACGGGCAAAGCATGACCCTGACAAAGAGTGAGCTACGAGAGCTTGAGATCCTGAGAGAGCTTGAGGCGCGCGACAGCGTTAATCTGCTACGCAGCTATTTTCCTGACAAAGGTCCGCTGCGCCGTGAGCTGTACACAAGGCATCTGGATTTTATCAGGGCGACAGCGCAGTACCGCGAGGTTTGCTTTATGGCAGGCAACCGCGTGGGAAAGTCAGAGGCCGTTGCTTATTGTGCTGCGGTCTGGCTGACTGGGCTGTATCCTCATTGGTGGGACGGCAAACGCTTCAACAAGCCTGTAAACATACTGGTTGCTGGCGAGACAGCGCGGCTTGTGCGCGACTCCATACAAACAAAGCTTCTAGGCCCACACAGCGCCCGAGGCACTGGTCTGATCCCAAAGGCCAACA